GAGGACTTGGGATGAGTGCGATAGTGGATCACGGCGCCGCGCTGGCCCGCTTCAACGGCGTGACCAACCCCACGCCGGAGGATGGGGCCTGGGAACTGCTGATCGAGGCGGCGGATACCCTGCGCCGTCTTCCCGACCGGGAGCGCGCTTGGCTGGTGTCGGCGGAGCGGTGCGCCTGGCCGCCGATGCTCAAGGAGCAGGCCGAGCGATGGGCGGAAGCGGTGAACGCGGGGGGCTGGCGGGATTTCCAGGACCCGCGGCCCGGCCCCCCGGAGAAAGCGGCCATCGACCGGATGGACGTGGTCCTGGCCGCGTTGACGGGCCTGGACCGTCCTTTGGACGGACGCCGGGCCTTCCTGCTGGCCGCGCGCGTCCCCGCTCGGGTGATCGCGGTGAAGACCGCGTGTTCCCGGCTGACGGTCTACCGCGCCCGAGATCGGGCCACGGCCCTTCTGGCGCGGGGTTTGGTGACGCCCAAAAATCGGGGTTTACACCTGAAACAAAAAACGGCATCATTTCCCCCATGATGGCCGCAACCCGTCCGGAGCAATCCGAGGCGGGTTTTTTCGTGAAAAATCAACGCACCTGAAGTAGTCGGAGAGTAGGGGAATGGCCAATATCCGAGCATCCCAGCCCGGGGAGCGCCGTGGCGGCCGAGCGAAGGGAACGCCCAACAAGACGACCAAGGCCCTGAAGGACGCCATCCTCTTGGCAGCTGAAGCCGCTGGGTTCGACGGCCAGGGCCAGGACGGCCTGACGGGCTACTGCAAGGCCCTGGCGATTAACGAGCCCAAGGCGTTCTGCGCCCTGCTGGGCCGCGTCCTGCCTCTCCAGGTGACCGGAGAGGACGGCGGCGCGTTGCGCATCGAGACCATCATCATCGACAGCGCCGAGCAGATGGGCGATGGCGCGTGATGTCGCCCGCTTCCATGTCCCGCGGGTCTTCCAGCCCCTGGAGGCGCCATCCCGCTACAAAGGCGCCCGGGGCGGGCGTGGGTCGGGGAAGTCGCAAGACGCGGCGGGGCGCATCGTCCGGCGGTGCCTGGAGCGCCCTGGGCTTCGCTCGGTCTGCATCCGAGAAGTTCAAAAGAGCCTCAAGGAATCCGCCAAAAAGCTGATCGAGGATAAAATCCAAGCCAGCGGCCAAGGGTCCCGGTTCCAGGTCCGGGCCGCGGAGATCGTCACCCCAGGCGGCGGGCTGATCATTTTCCAGGGTATGCAGGACCACACCGCCGAGAGCATCAAAAGCCTGGAAGGATTCGATATCGCCTGGGTCGAGGAGGCCCAGACGCTCAGCGAGAAATCTCTGGAGCTACTGCGTCCAACGATCCGCAAGCCTGGATCTGAGATCTGGTTTACCTGGAACCCACGTGACGCCAGCGACGCGGTCGACAAGTTCCTGTGCGGCGACAAACCGCCAGATGGTGCGATCATCGTCACCGCCAACTGGTCGGACAACCCGCTGTTCCCGGCGGAATTGGAAGCGGAGCGCCAGCACGACTTACGGGCCAAGCCCGACCGCTACGGCCACATCTGGGAGGGCGACTATGAGCCGGTCGCCGTGGGCGCCATTTGGACGCGGCAAATGCTCAACGCATCTCGCCGGGCCGAAGCGCCGACGTTGAACCGGATCGTCGTGGCCGTCGACCCGGCGACGTCGGACGAACCGGGCAGCGACGAACACGGCATCGTGGTCTGCGCCGTGGGCGAGGACGGGCGCGGTTACCTGATCGATGACGTATCGCTCAAGGGGGCGCCGCGCCAATGGGCGAACCGGGCGATCGCGGCCTATGACCGCTACGCGGCGGACGCCATCATCGTGGAGCGAAATCAGGGCGGCGACATGGTACGCCACACCCTGGAGGCGGCGCGGCCCTCGGGGCTGCGCATCATCGAAGTCGTGGCGACGCGCGGCAAGCATGTCCGCGCCGAGCCGATCAGTGCCCTGTACGACCTGGGGCGCATATCGCATGTGGGATCGTTCCCGGACCTGGAGGCGCAGATGTGCAAGATGACCGCCGCCGGGTACGTCGGAACCGGGAGCCCGGATCGATGCGACGCCATGGTCTGGGGCTTCACCGACCTGTTCCCGACGGTGAAACGTGGGGAGCCCGTGGGGCACTCGGCTCCCGCTCCGATGATCGAAGGTGGGTGGATGGGATGAGCGAAGACGAAAGCGTGCTTCATGAGGCTAAGGAGCGGTTCGAGCAGAGCCGCGAGGCCGCGGACTTCAACCACACCGCCGCCGAAGAGTGCATCCGGTTCGCGCGCCTGGCGGATCAATGGCCGGACCACATCCGTCGCCAGCGCGAGGCGGAGGGGCGGCCCTGCCTGACCATCAACCGACTGCCCGCGTTCATCCGCCAGGTCGTCAATGACGCCCGCCAGAACAAGCCGGGGGTCCGGGTCACGGCGGCGGAAAGCGGCGACCGGGCCACGGCGGACGTGATCCAGGGGATAGTCAGGCACATCGAGCGAGCGTCCGGCGCCGACGTGGCCTATGACACCGCCATCGACCACGCCGTCACCGGGGGGTTTGGGTTTTTCCGCGTGTCCATCGATTATGCGCATGTCGACTCGTTCGACATGGAGGCGCGCATCGAACGCGTTCCCAACCCACTCATGGTCCACTGGGACACGACCAGTACGCGATTCGACGCCAGCGATTGGGATTTCGCGTTCATCTCGGAGTACCTGACCGAGGACCAGTTCGAGGCACGCTATCCCGACGCGGAGCCAGTGTCTTTCGAGGGGGCCGATACTGACCGCATCGACACCCGGACAGATGGCGATGACGTCCGTGTCGTGGAGTACTGGAGCCGGGAGCGCAAGACCCGTCGGTTGCTCCAGATCCGCCTGTTCGATGGGTCGGTGATGACCATCCGCCAGGAGGACCTGGAGCGCGCTATCCAGGATGGGGCCGTCCTCCCGGGCGCGTTCGAGGTGCTGAAAGCCCGGGAGGCTGAATACTACGTGGTAACGCGACGGGTTCTCTCCGGCGCCGCCGTGCTCGAAGAGGACGAGTGGCCCGGGTCGATGATTCCGATATGCCCGGTGTGGGGAGACGAGGTGATCCTCGACGGGCGGCGTCATTTCCGGTCGATGGTGTCGGATGCCATGGACCCGCAAAGGATGTTCAATTTCTGGCGGACGTCGACCACCGAGCTGGTCGCCCTCGCTCCGAAGGCCCCGTGGGTCGGGCCGAAAGGCTTTGTCCCCCGGGGGCATGAGGAGAAATGGGCTTCCGCCAACGCGCGGTCTTACGCCTACCTGGAATATGAGCCGGTTCCCGGCGTCCCGGCGCCCCAGCGCCAGACGTTCGCGGGGGTACCGGCGGGCGCGATGCAGGAGGCCCTGAGCGCCGCCGATGACATGAAGGCGATCACCGGCATTTACGACGCCGCCCTGGGCGCTCGGTCAAACGAGACGTCCGGGCGGGCTATCCTGGCTCGTCAGCGGGAGGCCGACATCGCCAACTTCCACTTCGTCGACAACTTGTCCCGGGCCATCCGCTACTGCGGTCGGGTGCTCGTGGAGATCATCCCCCACCTGTACTCGGGGCGCGAGGCGGCCCGCATCCTGGGGGACGACGGCAAGGAGGCCGTCGTGCGCCTGGCCCAATCCGGCCAGGGGACGACGCTCAACGACGACGGGGAGCCGGTGATCTACGACTTGTCCGTGGGCCACTATGATGTGGATATCGACAGCGGGCCGTCCTACGCCACCCAGCGGGAAGAGGCCCGCGAGGTGATCGTGGAGCTGATCCGATCGCTCCCCGGCGCCGCGCCCTACATGGCCGATATCCTGTTCCGCAACATGGATTTCCAGGGCGCGGACGAACTGGCCGAGCGCGCCAAGCTTTTGATGCAAATGCAAATGACGCCCCCCGGGCAGGCTCCACAGGGCCAGCCGCCCCAGGGCCAACCCATGCCGCCTGGCGCGATGCCGCCGGGGGCTTGAGAGCGCGCGAGCGCACCGCGCCGTGAGGCGCCGTTTTCCCTTGATGGAGACCCCCCATGACCGAAGAGACCGTAGGCGTCGACGAGATCGACGCAGCGGCTCCCGCCGCCATGCCCGACGCCAATCCGGAGCCCGAATGGGAGACCGACGAAGCCGAGGACACCGCGGGAGACGATGCCCCCGGAGACGGTGGCGAAGACGACGCGGAGCCCGAGGACATCGAGATCGACCTCGGAGGCACCAAGTACCGTTTCGCCAAGGCGGGTCTGCCCGACGATCTGGCCGCCAAGGTCCAGGATTTCGGGAAGAGCCTGTACAGCGACTATATCGCCAAGACTCAGGGCATCGCCGAGCAACGCCAAGCCATCCAGGCTCAAAAGGAAGACCTGGACAAGCTGAGCTTGCTCAATGGCGAGGTCATGGGGAAATACGCGCACGGTCAGGCCATGGCCGCGCGTCTCCAGCAGCTGCGCGGGCAGTACTCCGACGACATGTGGCGCTCCAATCCGGACAACGCCCGCCGCCTGAGCGATGCCATCGCCGCCGCCGAGCGCGATTTCCAGGCCGCAGTCCAGGACGTGGGCCAGGCCGAGCGCGCCCTTATCGATCAGCGGGAACAGTCCAGGACCGCCGCCGCCGAACGGGGCCGGGCCTATGTGGAGCGGAAGATCCAGGACTTCGCCAAGATCGAAAATGACTTGGTCGACTATGTGCGGCGCGAATACGGCATCTCGGAGCGGGACGCCAAGAACTGGGCGCTCTCCCCCGAGGTCACGACCATGGCCGTGAAGGCCATGCGCTACGACCAGCTACAGGCCAAGGCCAAGGCCGCGGGCAAACCGGCGGCCAAGGCGGCCACGCCGGTGACGCCCGTGAAGGGCACCGGCGGCGGATCGGCGCCCAAGCCAGGGACCCCGGCGGCGGACGCCATGTCGATCGATGCCTGGATGCGGCTGCGCAACGCCGCGTCCCGATAACCCCCTAGCAGCGCCGTGAGGCGCCGCCCCTCCCGGAGATGGACCCCATGCCGAATACCCTCCTGACGCCCACGCAGGTGACCCGAGAGGCCCTGCGCATCCTCCACCAGAAGCTCGTCTTCGTCGGCAACGTGAACCGGCAGTATGACAAATCGTTCGCCAAGTCCGGCGCCAAGATCGGGGACACCCTGACCATCCGCCTGCCGAATCAGTACGAGGTGCGGTCCGGGGCGACGCTGTCGACCCAGGACACCGCCGAGCAGAGCACGACTCTCCAGGTCGCGACGCAGAAGGGCGTCGACCTGAATTTCACCAGCGTCGATCTGACGCTGTCCCTGGACGATTTCTCCAAGCGCATCCTGAAGCCCGCCATGTCCGCGCTGGCCGCGACCATCGAGGCCGACGCCCTGAGCATGTACAAGGACGTGCCGAATGAAGTCAGCGACGTGGGCGCGGCCATCACCCTATCCGACGTCATGGAAAGCCAGGTCAAGCTGACCGACAACCTGGCCCCCATGGACGACCGGACCCTGCTGTTGACCACGCGGAACAACGCCGACCTGGTCACCGCGAACGTGAGCCTCTACAACGACCGGTCCAAGATCTCCGAGCAGTACCGCAAGGGCCTGATCGGGAACCAGTTCTTTGGGTACGACAGCGTCTACCAGTCCACGCTGCTGCCCACGCACACCACGGGCACGGACGATGGCACCGGGGATTACCTGATCGACGGCGCGGCTCAGTCCGGCGCGACCCTGACCGTGGATACGGGCGCGGGAACCTTCAAGCGCGGCGACATCATCGAAATCGACGGCGTCCACGCCGTGCACCACGAAACGAAAGCCGTGACGGGTGTGCTGAAGCAGTTCGTGGTCACCGCCGACGTGGCCGGGTCGGCCACGTCCATCCCGATCTCCCCGGCCATCGTCACCGGCGGCGCCCGCCAGAACGTCAGCGGGGCCCCCGCCGACAATGCCCAAATCTTCAAGCGCGAGAGCGACAGCGCCACGGCCATCGGGGCCGGGGCCGATTACGCCATCGGCCTGGGGTTCCACAAGGACGCGTTCGCGTTCGCCACGGCGGATCTGGTCATGCCCCAGGGCGTGGATTTCGCCAGTCGCCAGGTGTTCGACGGCGTCTCCATGCGCATCGTGCGCCAATACGACATCAACAACGACAAGTTCCCGTGCCGTATCGATGTCCTCTACGGCTACAAGACGATCCGGCCCGAGCTGGCCTGCCGCATCGGCATGAACTGACCAGGAAGGGCGCCCGCGTTGGGCGCCCTTCCCCTTTTCGGAGACCGGCCATGATGTACCTGTGGAATGCCAAGACCAGGGAAAAGCGGTTGTTCGCGACCGCTCCCGATGTGGGCGGCTGGGTTGATTACCCGCCGGACAAGGCGGAGAAGCTGGGCAAGGCTCGACCGGCGGCGACTGGGCGTGATCGAAACGCCGTGATCGCCGACATCGAGGCCCTGGGGGGCGAGGTGGACCGGCGCAAGTCGACCGAGCGTCTGGAAGCCGAACTGGCGGCCCTGCTGGGGGGTTAATCAATGGATTTCGGGGTACTCTCGGAGCCAGCGGCGGGGCGCACGGTGCAAAG